GACTGCCGCAGACGTTTGATGGTCGGCACCGATCGCGACGAAGGACACCTCTTGCAACAGCACCTCGCGGGCGATGATGAGCGGGCCGGTGACTTCGCGCCCGTTGACGATCGCCTTGCGCCCGGCGTCGAGAAATTCGCGGCGTTGAATGTTGGCCCCGATGGACGCCTGCCATTTGAAGCCGTCTTTCGCGAGCCCCACGACCTTCAGCGATTCCGGCGACTGGCCCATGATGTCGCCGTCCACGCGGATCGCAGCGGTATCGACTTTGATGCCGCCCTGCCCGACGATCTGCGCCGGGTCGTGATCGAGCAAAATCGGGATCGAGTCGCGGGCCGTCTTCACGCCGCTGAATTCGACGACGACGGGCGTGTAGAAGCCGGCGACATTCATCGGCGCGCCGGTGTAGGCCACCATCTCGAAGGTGGGCCGCGCGCTCTCGCCCTTCGCGGCCAGCAGCTCGACGGGAACGGTCAGCTTCAAGGCGGTCGGTTCGGCGGCGGCGCGCAGCGTCAATTGACGTTCAGCCATTTTCGTTGCTCCCCTTCGATGGACGGACGGGGGCCGGGCCAGTCTGGTACGGCGTCTTCGCGGGCTCTTCGGGCATCTCCTGCGACGAGCTGGCGACCTGCGCGCCGAAATACTTGTCGCCGAGTCGCTTCTGGTACTCGTCGAGCGAGATGCCGAACGCGTCGGCGTTTTTGCGGTGGATGACTTCCACGTCGCCGCCCAGCTTCGCGGCTTCGTCGCCGAGCGAAGTCAAGCCGTACTCGACGCGCGTCACCGCTGCCGTCGCTTCTTTCGTGGGATCAACGTGCTCGTCGCCATCCCAGCGCCATTCGTGGGCGGGCACGTCGGGACCGAACGATTCCGGCAGATAGCCGGGGAGCGCGTAGGCCAGCGGCCACCACCGCGCGAAGAGCACCTCCAGCGCGATCGCTTCGATGTTCGCCCGCTCGACGCGCAGGGCTTTGTAGTAGGTGCGATGGTCGAGCCGACCGGACGAATAGTTGTAAGAGCTGCTGTCGCCCGCCGCCAAGTTGTAAGGGATGTTCAGGCAGCGCGCGATCTCGGTCAGAATCTCGCGCTTGAACTGCGGATACGTGCTCGTGGGCTGTTCGGCGCGGAGCTGGCTCATCTTGTAACCAGCGGGCATGACGACGCCCATGCCGCGCTCGGTGTCGAGCGTCTCCAGCGGATCGCCAAACTCCATGTCGATCGGCGGCTGTTGCGTTTCCAGCAGCCATGACGGCAGCGCGGCAGACTCGGCGGCGCGAATGACGGCCAGCGAGTAGCGCCGCAACATCGCGAACAGCGGCAGCGCCGGCGTGATCTCCGGCACGCCGCGATACTGGCCCGGTCGATCGGCGTGGTAGAAATGCAGAATGTCCGCAGCCGGAATGATGTCGGCCTTGGGGGTGAGCGACTGGTAGACCTCTTCGGGATGCTCGCGGAGAATGTTGTACGACACGACGTTGCCGTAGTCGTCGATAAACACGCCGTCGAGAATGTTGACCAGTGCCGTGTCGTAAATTGTCGTGGCGCACAGATCGGCTTCAAAAACCGTCAGGTCGAGACGCACGCGATCGCGAGCACGGGGATTGGTGAAGAGCTGCGCGAAGGATTCGCCGTCACGGATTTTCGCGCCGCGCATCAGCCGCAGCTTGCGCGGCAGACTGATCGCCTGACACCAGTCCCAGAAGCGATTTTCCGCCGCCGTCGCGTCTTCCTTGTCGATGTCGGGCTCGGTGATCTGCACCGCCGGGCCGGTTCCAATGCAATCGTTGGCGAGCGTCCGCACGAGCCCGCTGGCGTAGCTGTTGTTTGCGCATTCGTACCGGCTGCGCGTTCGCAGCGTGCGCCGCGTGCCGGGGTCGAGTTCCGAGTTGGGACCGAGAAAGTCGGCATTCGCCCAATGCTTCGAGTTTTCGGGCGTGGTGATCGTCACGTCGAAACGCGCTCGCAGCCGGGCGAGCTGATCGGCACGTCGGGAGCGCGGTGAGGAAATCACCTTGCCGTCGGCACCGTACAGGATCGCGGGAGCGGTCATAGTGCCCCCTGCGGCGACGTTCGGAAGAATTTCACGCCCAGCGTGTTGGACGATCCGCTGCCGTCTGGCCCGTTCGCGGCAGTCTGATTCGCCCGCCACTTTTCGAGTTCGATCAGGTCGCGAAGACTGTGCTGCGTGCCTGATCGTCCATCGACGCTGGCACTGGCTGGCCCGGCGGCAGCGGCGTCGGTGATCTCTTGCGGCGTGGACATACCGCAGACGTTGCCATGCCGCGCCAGGCGACGAAACGCCAGGGCGCGGTCAATCCGGGATCGTCCGCCAGAGAGTTCCACTAATGGAACGCGGCGGGCTGGCGGCGTCGAAAGCCTCTGTCTCGACGGTCACTTTCGCCCGTCCGCAGTTGCGGCAGATGCGCCGCCTGAGAATGCGCCCGCCCGGTTTGGGGCGCGTGTAATCCACGTCGAGATGCCGACAGCCGCAGCCCAGACAGACGAGCCCGCGCGGTTCGTCTTCCGCCTTGGCGGTCTCCAGCTCGACGAGCGGCAGCGGCACCACGAGCGGCGGGGGATCGCCGACGAGATGCGTGGGCGGGTGTTCGGTCTCGCGTCGTTTCTTCGGCATCGCTGTCATCCTGCACCGCTCTTGCGCGCCGCCTGCATCGCGGCGAAACTCACCTTGCGTGGTTTGCCAATCGCTCGCTCGGAAGGCAGCAGTCCAACGCCCGACATGGAGGCCGCGACACAACAGCCGACGAGACAATCGAGCCAGTGGTTGTCGGGGTTGCCGGGTTTCTTTTCCCATTCGATCACGTCCCGCCCGCGTCCGAAGGTCTTGACGCTGTATTCGCTCTTCAGGTGATCGGCGAAGAGTCGATGCCGCTGCGGATCACGACCGAAGAGCGTGAGACAGCCCGACGAGCCGCGCGGCACCGCCAGTCGCGAGAACAGAAACGACTTCCAGAAATTCGTATCGACCATCACGTACCGCAGGGCGCGCCCCTCAGCCAGCGCGATCCGCCAGTACAGCCCGACTTTCTCGCCTTGCTTGCGGTGGTACTCATTCATGGGCTTGTTGCCGGCGCGAATGCCGTAGCCTTTGGTCGGCATCAGCAGCCCGGCGTAGGGCGACTGCCGGCAGAACTGGTGCACGATGTCGGACTGGTAGCCCTGATCGACGAGCAGCCGCCCGACCTTCAGCACCGCGCCGCCGTCGCGCTTCCACTCGCGGTCGGCGATCGCCTTGACGACGACGCCCAGCCCGGCGAACAGCGCCGCCTCTTCCGACATGCCGGGGAAGACGTGCTCCAGCGTGCGCGTCAGGTTGCCATAGTGAAAGTACGGGCGTCCCTGTTCGGGAAAGCAGCCGTAATCGAGCACCGTGCCGTTGAACGATTCGCCCCAGCCGCAAACGCACCAGTACAGCGCATTTTTCTGCACGTCGATAAAGCCCGTGACGGTCGCCTGATCGACGGTCAGGTTCCCGCGCTCGATGCCCGACAGCTTCGCGCAAATCTGATCGGCGGTCAGGGTCTTGTCGTCGGGCTGATCTTCAATCGGATCGTTCTGGTACTCGGCGAAAAACGCGGCGCGATCGCGCAACATCAGGTTGATTGCCGACTGCACGCCGGAAACTTCGCCACGCAGTTTGCGCTCCGGCCACGCCACGACCGCGCCGGCCTCCAGCTCGACGCGATGTTTCCGCCAGTAGGCATTCACGGAACGCAGCCCGCGCTCTTCGAGCAACGCCTGCGCCCGGAATTCGGCGTACTCGTCGAGTCGCTTCTGGTTCGTCGGGAACGAGATGACCATTTTCGTTCGTTCGCCGTTCCAGACGGGATGCTTCTTGCGATCCAGCAGCTTGTCGGCCATGTCGCCTTTGCGGATCACGGTGCAGGGCATCACGGCGGAAATCGTCTTGTCGGGGCCAGCCATGCCGAGCACATCGCCGACGATGATCGCTTCGCGGTTGGCGCACTGGCTTTCGCTCTCGGCACTCTCGCGAGTCTGCGGGTCGTCGATCAGCACGAAGGACGGGCGCAGAATCTCGCCGGCCATCGTGGTGTGCTTCTGCCCCCGGATCGCGCCCGTGATGCCGCAGACGGAAATGATCGAGCCGTTGCACTTTCGCGCGTGCGGTTCGGGCAGCGTCGGAAAGACGAGCTGATTGGCAGTCCACACGATGTTGGTGTTTTCGCCGAGTACCTTCTGGCCTTTGCACCGCCGGGGCTCATTCTCCAGCGAGCGGATCGGGTGCGTCGCTTCAGGAAAGTCGTCGTCGAGAAGGTCGTTGTATTGCAGCTCGGTCATCTGACTTTTCAGAATCGCTTCGGCGTGTTTCTCGGTCGCACCGACGAGCGCCACGAATTGCCGCAGCCCGGTCAGAATCGCCCACAGCGCCGCACGTTCGGCGATCGTCGTCTTGCCGCTGCCGCGCGGCATGGCGAATGCGAACAGCCCGCCTTCGATGACGGCGCGTTCAATCTTGGCGATCGACCGCAGGTGATCGGGCGACCACCGCAGATAGAACGCCCACGGGAAATACAGTTTCAAGAAACGTTCCAGCGATCGCTCGGCAGCGCGACGCCGCCGCAGGTTTCTGATCTCGTGCGGCGGGCCGATCTCTTGCCCCTCCTTCGTCGCGGCGTTCACGCGCTCGCCCATCGCGGCACGGTGCTCGGCGTACGTTTGCCCGCCGCCGAGCTGTGCGAGCGAAACGCCGTACGTCTTCGCCGCCGCTCTCAATCGGGCCTGTTCTGCATGACTGAGAGCGGAAACGCCGCGTGTTTTCGCTTCCGCGATGATTTCCCTGATTTCCCGCATTTTTTCACTACCGCTACCGCACGATCACGAAAGGACTTGCGTGGCAGACGGCGTTATTTTGGGAATTCCCGCCAAAATCACGCCATCGCCGTTGACGCAGCGAATACAACTGAATACGATGTAATCACACGATTGATAAACAAAACAACGAAACGCGACGCACAAAAGGAAACGCAAAATGAACTGCAACGACATGACCTTCGGAGTCGAGTTTGAAGTGACGCTGCCCGTCGGGATCATCAGCAGCGTCGGCAGCTATCACGCGGGCCGTCAGATTCCCGACCTGCCTGCGGGCTGGAACGCTCAAAGCGATAGCTCGATTCGCGTCGGAACGCCGGGCCACACGGGCGTCGAAGTTGTGAGCCCGATTCTGAAAGGTGCCGACGGTCTCTCGCAAATCGTTTTCGTGCTCAACTGGCTCAACGAAAAGGGCGCGAAGGTCAACAGCTCGACCGGCCTGCACGTGCACGTCGGCTTCCGGGGCACTGAACAAGAAATGGCTGCGATCGTCTCGTGCGTCGCCCAGCACGAGAAAGCGCTGTTCGCTTCGACCGGCACGAAGAGCCGCGAGCGCGGCCACTACTGCGGCTCGATTCAGAATGACTTCAACTATCGCGAGAGATTCGCCGACGGCGAGCGCGATACGCGGATCACGCAACGTTATCACGTTTTGAATCTTCAGAACGTGCTCGGCGGGGGCAAGCCGACAATCGAGTTCCGCGTGTTCGCCGGCTCGCTGAATGTCGTCAAGGTTCTGAATTACGTCCGCGTCTGTCTCGCTCTCGTCGAGCGGTCGCTTGTCAGCGGTCGCAGAACGAAGTGGGTCGCCAAGCCGGCCAGCGGAAAGAATTCTGTCTGCCGCAAGGGCGAAGGCCAGACTGCAATGGCCCGTCTGTTCTATGCGATCGGCTGGACGAAAGGTCGCGTTGACACCGTGTTCGGCAACGTCGCGTGCGACGCCGCGACAATCGAGCAGGGCAAAAAAGAATTCATGCGGCTCGCGAAGAAATACGATGCCGCCCAGTAGTGCAGAGTTTCCGCCGGGGGCACGTCGCCCCCGGCTCATCAAGAGTGGTTTTTCTGAAAGGGAGAA